TGATATATATGCCATTTTTTATATATTATGGTATTTGTGCATTGTTTTCCATCTCTTCTTGCTTTCCAAATTGAGCAACTAATGTTTCTCTAATTGATATACCACAATACTGAAGTATCTTAACAACTAATGAAGTTTCATTTTGATCTCCTATTTCAAAGTCTTCATAATCAAATTGCGTTGGGTCAAATACAGGCTCACCATTTATTAATGAAATATAAGTCCACTTAGGAACTTTAGGATATCTAAAGTAAGTACATTGAATCATACCTTCTTGATTTATTGTACTAGGATAAACTGTTATTGTATTTTTATCTTGAATATATGCAGGATATAAAGTAGAAGGAGATGTGATAGGAGACATATTAAGTAACGATATCTTTCCTGAACTAACTTTTTCTGCCTCACTATAAACAGATGACTTAAATATTCTATAATTTTTTAAAGTAGGCAAAGGTAAAGCTGTAAATATATCTAAAGATAATCCCAATATTGTAGTAGTAACAGACGTAATAGTGGCTGTAGCATGTGGAAATACAGATATATTTGTAACAATATCTCCAACTGAAACACCTGACGTAACAAAGTTTGCAGTTGTATCGTTTAATTGATTTAAAGAATTCGATGTTACTGTGCCACTTGCTAAAAGAGTTGTGTAACATAAAATTTTATTTATCATATACTCTTCATCTCCTGTAGTGGTCAGCGATGGAAGAAAATATATATTTGATGGTATATACGGTGTTATAGAAAAATTTAGACTCACCAAAGAATTTGTTACTATAAACTCTTCTATTTGTTCAGAATAAGATTTTCCAAAATCGGCATAATCTGTTCCTGATGCCCTACCATTTTCCTTATTTATAATAGTATTATAATTGGAAAAGTAATCCATAAATAATTCTAATTGCGCTTGTTGAGCATACAAATTAAAATCAGATGGAGAAATATATCCGTAGTTATTTTTATTTAAAATAGCAATTACAGTATTCCTTACAGAGTTTATCATACTACAAAGATAATAAAAAAAAAGGCACTCTATTAAAGTGCCTCTTTGTTTTAAAATTAATTGCTATTAAGCAGCTGTAATAGTTGTTATAGCAATAGGTAATGTAGGAACTACATAAACAACATTAGTCCAAGACGTTTGTAACGCAAGGGTTATTGCATCTTGAATAGCGTTACGCATATTAGATGCAACTTGACCCGTACTTGTTGTTAATGTAACTTCCTTACCTCCTTGATAAAGAATTGTAGTTGCTGTTGATGTAGCTGATGGTGCAGCCGCTGTTCCCGCAAAAACTGATACTATATTTGTAGCAGATACTAATTGATTTCCTGCTGCTGCAGGGATACTTAAAAATTTTTCCATTGTTTAAAAAGTTTAAATGGTTAATAAAGTGTAAATATAGTAATTATTTTAGACTTATTTCTAAGAACTTTAAAACCTCAATACCTTCATCTGACTTCAAGAATAAAGCAACTGTTTCAAATGGGTCTTCACCAAATGGTATACTCATCATTTTCTTCTTATTGCTCTTTGTATTATACCATACTTCTCTTTGTCCATTTCTAAATTGCAATAAATTATGAGCAAAAAATAATTGCACATTTGATTGTAATTTAAGTAAAGGGTCATTAAGTATTTCTAAAAATGACTTAGGTTCTCTTTTAGCATAAATTAATACATCTCTACGCAACTCTGCAGTTGATACGGTTGTAACATCTTTTTGAAACATTACTCTACTTACTACTTCAAGTTGCTCAATGCTTAATTGTCTTGCTTCAATTAATGCATCTACTTCAAAGTTTAAATCTTCAACTTCTTTTGCAGCATCAACTGTTTTGTCTACTTCTACAAAAACACTTCCATTCATAGGATGATAATGTAAGAATTGTTGTAGAACAGGATTTGTTCTTGAAACATTTAAAAATCCATCGTCAAAAATAACAGGCTCAAGAATAAAATTTCCGTCTTGTTCATCTTCAAATGGTGACTTTTGATTCCTCGCATAACGAAGTGCTCTATTTGTATTGTTTTCTTCATCAAAGTAAAGAAGTGGAAATCTAGATGTGTTTCTAGATGGCAACGTAAAAGATATTGGCGTTGCATTACTTTTTAATTTGTAGGTCTTATCTACTGTTGTTGTGTTTTTTTTCATTTTTATTTAATTTAAGTTGTTACTAAAAAATAGAGAGGGACACTGATGTCCCTCTCTTGATTCAATCATTTGTTATTATGCTCCGTAACGGAATAATACAAAGTTATTCGCACCTAAAGTACAAACAGCACGCTCAGACAAGAAGTTAACTTCCATTGCATCTAAGTCGCTTGTAGCAGCACCTCCGGCAGAACCTGTAATCCAAGTCTTATATTTTCTATCCTCTGCTTCAGAAGCACGATATCTAACATGTAAGAAAGGTCGCTTTGCATTTTTACCCATGATTTGGTCATATACATTCGTTGAACCTGCAGGAACTAAAAGTCCTGTAACAGCTTTAGAAGCTGCAGCAGTAGACATTCCTCCACGCATTGTTGGGTCATTTAAGTATTTCCAATCAGTCTTGTAGAAATCATAACCTCTTCGGAATCCTGTAAATCCTAAATTTAAAGCCATGTCTTTGTCATTGTCAAATAGACCATAAGAAGTACCACCTGCTCCATAAGAGTTTTGTGCTGCTAACATATCATCAATGTCAAATCCAAAATCACGATTAACAAATAGTACGTTTTCTTCAATAGCACCTTGCTTATCTAAACGAGATATAACAGTGTCCCAATCAGAAAGGGTTGTTGGATTACCACCACCCCATACATTTCCACGACTATTTACTACATAGAAAACACCATCAGACCCTCCTGTTGTTCCAAGTACTGCTAATGCACCTGAAGCTGTTTGAGCAGGAACTGCTTCAATCATTGCTGTTTCAAGATAGTCTTCAAAACGTAAACGAGTTTCATGCTCTGATTTTAAATACCAAAGGTATCCTGTAGCACCGTTTTCAGTAGTTACTTCTACCCAACCAATTTGAGCCATGTCTGAACCATTTACTGCATACTTGTCTTTGATAATAATAGGCTTGTTAGAGAAGAATTCATCTTCAGCTTCCAAAGAACCTACCATTCCGGCAGTTCCTTTTTTAAATTCTGAACCGTAAACAAATACAGTACAAGTCATTGCGTTAACAATAGAAGGAGTAGCCTCATAGAAAGCTATTGTAACAACTAAACCTGAAACAACCGTAACAATTGCTTTATTACTTACTCCTGTTGCATTGTCTTGAATCAATAAAGTTTGTCCAACTCGAATAGCTGCCGTAGCAGCTCCCGGGTCTGAAATAGTAAAAATTATTGTTGTTGTTCCTACAGCTCCTGATGTAAGACAGCTTGTGTACTTAGTGTGTAGACGACCTTGTTCAGCCCATTTTATTTGGTCTGAGTTTGATGGTAACTCCGCTCCTACCATACGCAAGAATGAAGATACTGTACGATTACCATAACGCTCAAATTCTTTCTCATAAGTATCAGGAAGATACTGATTTAAAAAGTTAAATCCGTTACTTGCTATGTAATTTGTTGATAAGGGAACTTGCTCTGCACTTGGCTGCAAGTTAAACCCGGGGGTTGATAATATTGCCATTTTTTTTAGTTTTTAGTTTTATATTCTTTTTATACTTCTAATTTTTAGTCCGTTTCCGGAGTCAGGGCTTAGAGACTTGACCTGCATTCCATCAACCCTATTACTAGCTTCAGATATTTTACGTTCAGACATGTTTATATTTTTCATCTTACTTGTAACATTTTCTGTCGCATCTGCTTGACCTTGTTCATAAAAGAACTTGGCAAACTTTTCAGGGTTCATAGCCATAGCTAACGATTTATGATATCCCTCTGCGTCTTTCATTAAACCATTCTCATCTAAAAACTTATTTATAAAGTTTTGTGGTGTTGAATGATTTTTTTTAATTTCGCTTAGATTACCGGGAGAAAATGAAAGTTTCTTGTCGTTTATATTGAACTCAAAACCTTTGAATTCTTCGTTTAAAACTTCATTTGTCTTTTGGTCAAACCATTCACGCTTTCGCTTGTTTGATTCTTCAATAGTCGCAGCTTCCTTGGTATATTGCTTATATGCTTCAAAATTTTCTTTTTCATCATCGGAAACATTAGTACCAATCGACTCGATAGGTGTATTGTATTGCTCCTTTTGATTATTGAAGTGTTTTTTAGCTTCAGCAATAATTTTTTTTCTTGCAATCTTTGTTTTTTTTATGAAAGCATCATCATCTAAATCTTCATCATATTGATAATTTTCTAATAATGATTCTATATCATCAGAATCTAATTCTGTATTTGTAGATTGCAAATATTCTTTTACTAAATCTTCAGGATCCATATTGTCAAAATCTTTATTTAACTTTATGAAATCTTCAAATCCTCTTCCTGTGTCCTTCTTATATTTCATATAAGCAGCAACATCGGAAGGAATTTCTTCTGTGATATTTCTTTCAGCCATTAATTCATCAAATGAATTAATTTCTTTATTA